CTCAGCGCTCCCGTTCGACGCCGGCGCATCGGGCATCTGGAACCCGCGCTTCTCAACCGTCTTCGTACCGAGGGTGAATGGACCGAGTGTGCGCGGCACCTCGACTGGCCGCTTGCGGAGCAGCTCGGCGACGATGCCGGCGCGCTCTTCTGCCGTTGGTGGGCGCTTCTTCTCCGCGACGAAGTCGTCGTATGCGTCGAATGCGCTGGCGCGGAAGTCGGCGACATCGTCCTCCGTCAGGCCGCCGGGGCGCTTCGACAGTTTTGGCAGGGCGCGAAGCTGGCGCTCGGCTTCGTCCTGCATCGCCGACTGACTGCGCCCCTCGGCGCCCTGCACCTTCTCGCCGGCGTTCGCCTTGAGCCGCTGAATCTCCGCGACGCCGAGCTCGGTGAGGCCGTGCCCCATCACGAAGTTGTCGACGTCGGACTCCGACATGCCGCGCGTGCCGAGCGCCTTGAAGCGGGTGATCCACAGCTTGTCGTTCTGCAGCTCGGCCTTGCTCGTGCGACCGCCGAGCGACCGGCGCAGGGAGCGCTGCTGGCGAAGCTCGTCTTCCTTCTTCAACCGCCGCAGGTAGTCGGGGTCGTACTTGTTGAGCTTCACCACCACGTCGACGTCGATGCTGGCGAAGCCGCCGGTGTTGAACTGTCCACCAGCCTGCTTCCGCCAGCCGTCGACGGCCGCGGCCTTGCGCTTCGCCTCCTGCGCGAGCTCCCGGTTGAAGAGCGGCGCGGCGCGCACCTGGTGCTCGTCGTCGAGCTCGCGGAACGCAGCGATGGCCTTCGAGGGGTCCACGAAGTCGTCGTCACCGCGCGCCTTGCTCAGCACATCGGTGACGTCGCGGGTGGCGGCCTTCTTCTGCGCGCCGCGGCTCACCATCGACTGCGTCTCGGCGTACTTCGCGCCGAGCTCCGCGCGGTTGGCCTCCACGAAGCTTGCCGCCTCCTCTTCCCGCCCCTGGGCGACCAGCGACGTCGCGAACGCGGCGCCGGCGTTGGCGCGCAGCCGGGCCTTCCGCGCCTTCGCTTCCTCGGGAGAGCGCGACACGCCATCGATGGTGGAGTCGGCCAGCATCAGCTGCTGGTGGAACGTGTCGAAGTCCGCGACGCCTGACTCGGCAGCAGCTACCACCTGCTCCTCGAGCGCGTCCGCGGTTGCGTCCTGCGCCGCGGTGAACTCCCGACCGACGTGCGTCTCGACCTGCTTCTGGAAGCCAAGCAGCGCCGCGCGGCTGCGCAGCAGGAAGAGCTTCTTCGCCTCGGGGTCGCTGATGGTGTCGGCGAGACGCTGCCGGTCCTTCGCCATCGCCTCGAGCGTGCTGGCGCTCGCCTCGCTCGCAGCGAGCCCGCGGGTGCGCAGGAAACCGCCCTTCGAGGTGTCGGTGCCGTTGAAGGCGTCGTCGATGCGACCGGTCGGCCCGCTGTCGCCGAGCAGCTGCTTCTGCGCACCTTCGTTGAACTCGAGCAGCTTGTCGGCCTGCTGCAGCTCGAGCGCCTCGCGCTTCGCCCTCTCGGCTTCCGACGCTTCCTTCTGCACCTGGTGTTCGACAGCGCCACCGAGTGACTGAGCGCCGTTGCCGAGCGCCTCGACGCCGCGCAGCACAGACCCGTCGACGCTGGTGTTCGCCATGTCGTAGCCGGGCAGACGCGCCTGTCCGACGCTGGGTGAATCAACGATCGCAACGCGCATGAGTCACTCCTCTGGAAGCTGGAAGCCGTTGGCTCCGAACTTGTCGGTGGACGCGCCAGCGATCTGCAGGATGCTGCCAACCGCGCGAAGGCCACGACCGGCGTCGCGCGCCTTTCGCGCCTGTGACTGACCGCGGCCCCAGTCCTCGAGCTGCAGCTGCGCCGTCTTGTGGCCGAGCGCCTCGCGGCGTGCGTTGTTGCGAGCCGTCTCGGCGTCGACCTCGGAGAAGAGCCGGCTCGAGCTGATGGTGCCGGCGGCGGTGCCCGAAGTCGCGTCGACGTTGCCCATCGCGAAGCCGATGCGCTGCGAGCCCTCGAGCTGAGAAGCACGCATGCGCAGCTGACCGACTTCACGTGCACCGCGGGAGTACGCGTCGACCTCCTGCAGCTGCTGCGCGCGCATCGCGCGATTCCACTCCCGCGACTGGAGCGCCTGCTGCTGGTTGTCGAGCCCCTGCTCGACGCCGAGCTGCACGCCTTCGAAGAGAGCGCCGAGTACCGCGCCGATGATGCTCTGATTCATCGTCCACCCATGTCGAGCTCGCGAGTCACGCCCAGCACAGTCACCGGGAGCGGCTTCGACTGACGCAGCGCCGCGCGGCCCTCCCGAGCACGTTCACCACCACGAAGGCAGAGGCCGCCGACGGGTACTCGTACGAGTCAGCCACCGTGCGTTGCCGCCACTCGACCAGCTTCCCGAAGTCCTCGCCGACCAGGAGACCGACGGCGTTGTCGACTTCGAAGCCGACCGAGACGACGGTCTTCTGCGACATGCGCTCGAAGGGCGCATCGAGCAGCTCGAGGTCGCACAGGTACGGCAAGCCGACCGCCGCGGTGAAGGTGACAGCGTCCTTCGGACCCCAACCCGCCGGCGTCGTCACCTGCCCGCCCGTCACGCGCAGCGGGCCGAAAGGGTCGACGCCCGGGCACGAAAGCCACACGTCGCGCCCCTCGAGGTGGTTGAGGCCGAGCACCGCGGTGGGGCTCGCCTTCGTCACCGTCGCAAGCACGTACGAGTCCACCGGGTAGCTGAGCTGCTGGCTGCCGATGGGGTTGCCGATGTACTTCGGGTCGCTCGCGTACCTGGGCTGACCGCGAATGTCGGGCGGCGTCATCCGCTCGATGCGCGTCACGCCGGCGCGCACCACCGCGACGAAGACGTCATCCCAGCCGCCCAGCCCGCCGGCGAGCTCGTTTCGGGGGACTGCACAGACGGAGAGCACCTTGTCGGTGCCGGTGTCGTGCCGCGACCACGCGAAGCGGCCGTCACCGGTGCGCGTGCAGGTGAGCAGCGTCCCGTCGCTGCGCACCGCCCACACCGTGCCGAAGGGCTCTCGCTGGAAGCACCACGAGACGATGCGAGCGGACACCCATGTCGCCGTCGGCGTTTGAACGCCACCGCGGAAGAGGTGCTCGGCGTGCCACGACACATCGCCGCCCTGGTAGCCCGCCTGGGTGAGCTGCAGCCCGCGGACACCGCGCCCCTGCGCGCGGGCGTAGAGCACCGACTCGTCGATGACGAGCGGCTGCAGCGGCGCGCTGCCAACCTCGTCGATGGTGCGTGTCACCGCGGCGAAGGTGTCGAAGTCGAGCGGGACGTCGGGGCGTCCCACGCACCACACCGAGGTGTCGGTGAAGAGCAGCAGGTGCTCGGCTGCAACCATCGAGACGGCGCGCTCGCGCTTGCGGTTGATGAGCGTCGCCGCCAGGGGTTGCCCGCGCCAGCTGATGATGGGCGCGTCGTGGTTGGCGAACTCGTCCACCGCCGACATCCAGAAGCGCTGCGTCGGCCCCGCGAAGCACCGACGCTGCTGAAAGAACGCCACCGCCGCGGGGTACTCGCCCGTCTTGAAGGGCGACTCACCGCGGAGGGGCGGCGTCTCGTAGTCGGGCTCGTCACCGAAATCGGCGAAGCGCTCATTCGGCGCGCACCGGCCCACGAGGCCGAAGAGCTGGCCGCGGCCGCGGTAGTACAGGTTCTCGACGGCCACCCAGTTCGCCGGCGCCGCCACTGCATCACCGAGGCCGGGCTCGATGTAGATGGGCGCGTCGGCGAAGAGGACAAGCTGCCCGTCGGCCGGGAGCGGACTGGCGCTTCCGGGTGCCGTCGGCACGGTGCCGTCCTTCACGTTGCCCAGCACGAATTGGGTGATGTCGCGCGGTAGCGACTCCGCCACCTCGCCGGTGATGGTGTTCTTCATCACCACCGACACCTTGTATTTCCAGAGCCGCGGCGGGTGCGCTGCGTCGACAACGAAGAGGCCCGTCGACGTCCAGGACACCAGCACAGGCATCGATGGCGGGTTGCCACCGATGGACGGGAAGAAGGCCTGCAGCGCGGCCGCGCCGGAGGTGTCTCCCGGCGGCGCGTACCGCACGGGGACGATGGTGGCCGCGCTGGTGATGGTGAGCTCCTGCGCGGCGCGGAGTCGATGCGTCAGCACCATGGTGCTGCCGAGCTGGGCCCACTGGAGCTCAGGAAGGTCGGTCGACTGGAACGGCGTGACGAGCTCGGTGATCAACGCCAGCGTGCGTGCGTTGTAGATGCGCACGTACAGGTGGCCGAGCTCGAGCACGTACGACTCGCCCGACGCGTGGAGGAAGGGCAGCAGCACGACGTCGTTCTGCTTCGCGTTCCAGGCGAGCTGCGTGCCGGGGCGTGAGACGGAGTTGCCCTGGCGGTTGACGACGAAGTTGAGGAGGCTTCTCGCGCCAGAGGCGTACACCTCGAGGTCCGTGCGCCCCCAAAGGAGGGGCGACAGCTCGCCGCTCGCGAATGACGTCTGGCGCGTCGACGGCATGAGTCACCTCACCCGAATCGACTCGGCGTCTGCCTCCGGGTCGCGTTGCGCTGCGTTTGCGTCGCTCGCTGCCGCCTTCTGCAGCGCGCGCAGCGCACCCGCCTCGAGGCCGGGCATCAGCTGCGGCTTCACGGGGATCGAGCCGGCGAAGTAGACGGCGAGCTGCGCAGCGACGGCCTTCACGAAGAGCGCCGGCCACAGCGCCACCTTCTTGAGCTCCACCGTGTAGACGAGCTGCGCCTCGGGCTGGTCGGTGAGGATGAGGAAGCCGTCGCCGGCGTCGTTCAGCTCCCAGTCGAAGGGAATGCGCTCACCAGCACCAGGCTCGCGGATGCCGTTCCAGATGGCGCGTGGCTTCAGCATGTCGGCCGGCGCCGCGTAGACGTAGGTCCAGCCCGAGCGCGTCTCGCTGGTGAGGGCGAGCACGACGCTGCGCTTGCAGAAGCGCCAGTCCCACGCCTCGAGCAGCTCGTTCCGCGTCGAGGCGAAGTACGTCTTGGCCACCTGCGCTTCGGTGGTCGCCTCGTTGAGCGAGTCGATGGTCTGCCGCTGGCCGACCAGACCGAGGGCGAGGTTGGCCACCTGCGCCTCGGTCGTCACAGCGGCCATGCGTCACCCCTTCAGATTTCGACGTCGGAAGCGCGCGTTTCCGCCGCGTCGGGGCCGGCGACCGTCGGCTTGGTCTCGCCCGGGTTGGCGCGCGCGGCCGCGAACTGCGCCGCGGTGATCTCCGTCCACGTGCGCGACGGCCCCTCGTTCTCGAGGCGGATGACGTCTCCCTGGCGGTACACCTGGTTGTTGTGGAAGCCGCCGCTCGAGCCGATGCGGTAGTACTTCACCCCGCGCCACTTCTCGGGGACGGCAGGCTTCGCGGAACCTTCCGGCCCGAGCTCCTTCTTCGCAGCCGCGAGGGCGGCCTCTTCGACCTTGTCCTGGATCACCTGGAACTTGTTGTTGGCGGCCTTGAGCTCCGTCTTGGTGATGTCGAGATCCGCCTTCACCGCGTCGTTCTGCTCACGCAGCCTCGCCACCTCGGCCTTGAGCGCCTCGTTCTCGCTCAACAGCTTCGAGTCGACGGCCTGCGCCGAGCTCGCGGCGGGAGCGGTCTCCGCCGGCTTGGTGATCTCCGTCGTCGGCTGATTCTTGTTCGGGGAAGCCATTCAAACTCTCGAGGGGTGCGACGAGAAACTCCCGGCGGGCACCATGCCCACCGGGCGCTGCGCGAGCGCCACCACAGCACCCGCGCAGCAGCTGCTCAGAGCATCGAGCTCGGCGAGGACTGGCGACCCATCTCGCCGCGGATGCCGGCGGTGATCTTCCCGGTGCTGTGCGTGCCGACGGCGACGCACTGCAGGCCGAGGTACCGCGCGGTCGCCGGAATCGCTCCGGGCAGGATGGCGAGCGGGATGACCTTCCCCGCCTTCAGGTTGGCCTCGACGATGGCGCCGGTGCTCATGATGACGGTCGGCGAGCCGAGGGCCGCGTCGCCGTCGGCGCCCGTGACGAGACGGAAGTCCTCGCTCGTCCCGCCCGTGAAGTCCTCGACCACCTGAACGTCGATGGCCACCTCGGGCGCGCGACCGAGATCGCGCAGCAGCGTGTTCCCGTTGTTGTCGGTGCCGCCCTGCGAGGCCGCGATGCCGGCCCACAGGTCGATGACGTTGGTGCCGAGCTGCGTGCCGGTGGTGAGCGCCTGCCGGTTGCTGATGAGATTCTGAAGGTCGTACATCATGGCGTGTGGTCCTCCGTGCGAGTGGTGGTGAACGAGCTCACGCGCCGATGGGCGACTCGGTGAGCAGCATGCAGTCGTCGACGAGGATGGGAATCTCGTCGAACATGACCTGCTTCTTCCCCTCGACCTCGTCGACGGTGATGGGGACGTTCTTGTAGTTCTTCTGCTTCCGGAGCTGCGCGCGCACGGTGCGCGGCATGAGGAAGAACGAGCCCTGGAGCAGGCTCCCCGGGAACTTCTCGAGCGCGTCGATCATCGCGTCGACGATGGACGTCGAGGTGAGCGAGAGGGCCGACTGATCGATGTTGCCGATGCGCACGAAGCATCGGGCATCTTCGATGGCGAGGCCGACGCGCCACACGAAGTGACCGCGCTCGCACAGCACCTTCGCGCCGGTGCCCGAGCCGTCGTCCTCGTAGTCGTCGTTCAGCTTCGTGTAGCTGATGCCGGCGGGCGTGTTCGGCGGGTAGATGAAGTGCACCGCGTCTTCACCCGGCTTGATCAGCAGGATGCTCGCCTGGTCGTTGCCCGACGCCGCGGCGTTGTGGTTGACGATCTGCTTCTGCCACGGGCCCGAGAGCGAGTTCAGCCGCGGGATGAGGCCGTGGAACTGCTCGGGGTTGGTGAGGCTGCTCGAGTAGATCGACTTCTCGGTGATGTCCTGCTGCATGCCGAGCACGGCCATGCGCACCTGCTGCGACTTGAGGAAGGCGCCGCCGTTGCGCTCCGTCAGCGACTTCGGGATGGCGAAGCGCTGCTCGGCGCGACCGAACGTCTCGACGTACGTGTCGGTCGTGCCCTTCACGGGCTTCACGCCCTGGTTGTGGGCGACCCACGTCGGGCGAGGCAGCGCCGACTGGTAGGCCACCATGTGGCCGTCGTCGCCGTTCGCGGCAACCCACGGCAGCCGGTTGATCAAATCGGAGTCGCGCGTCGCCAACTCCGCCACGCGGCGAACGGGGCTGCCGTCCTGCATCAGCTTGAGCAGGTCAGCCAGCGTCCCGGTGGTCTGATTCAGGGTTGCCATTCAAAGTCTCCGTGCGGAACAGCTCGTGGTGGTGATCAGAAAATCTCGGCGTCGGACTTGGGCTTCGCCTTCGAGGCGCCCGCGGCGCCGCCGCTCGCTCCGGAGATCGAGTCGTCAGCGTTGGCACGACCGATCTTCGCGAGCGCGCGAATGGCGTCCGGGTGGTTGCCCAGGCCGGCGCGCTGCAGGAGGTTGCCGAACTCCTTGCCGAGGAACTTCAGCGCGCCGCGCACCTCGAGCTGCGTGGTGGCGAACTTCGCGCCGCCCAGCTCGGGGTCCGACTCGACCGCCGCGCGCCAGGCCTTGTCCTGCTTCTGCCACTTCGCCTCGGCCGCGGTGTTGCGCGCCTGCTCGCGGGCGACGTCGAAGTCGAAGAGCTTCTGCGCCTTCGTGCTGTCGAGCTCGAGCTCGCCGGCGAGCGCCTTGAAGCCGTCGAGTTCCTTCGCGTCGGCCTTGAAGCCGTCCGGGAGCTTCAGCTCGATGGGCTTCTTCTCGCCGCCCTTCTCGCCTTCGCCCTTCTTCTCGTCAGCCGTCTTGCCGTCGGCACCCTTGCCCGCCTCGTCACCTCCAGCCTTGAGCGCTTCGTCGATGACGGAGCTGCTCGCGCCGGTCGATGTCGTCTTCGCGTCGGCACCCTTCGTCTCGGCGCCCTTGGTGGTTTCGGTGCCGGTCGACTTGCTGTCGCCGGAGGTGCCACCGGCGGTTCCGCCAGTGTTCGAGGTCGTGGTGGTGGTGCCCGTCGTCATGCCGAAAAGACTCGGCCGCCTCCGGGAGCCTTCCGATTACGGGACTGTGGCGAGGGCCTTCTGGCGGGCCGCGGCCTCGGTCTCGAGCGAGTCCTGCTGCTCCTTGAGCGCCGCGAGGTACTTCTCCGGTGCGACGCGCTGCGCCTCCTGCAGGAGCGCGATGGCGATGCTGCGGCGGCCTTCGTTGAACGCGGTGGCCTCTGCCTTCTCGGCGTAGCTCGGCGAGTACAGACCGGCCTGCTCGAGCAGCCGCCAGAAGAAGCGCCGACCCTCCAGCGTCGACAGCACCTGGCGCAGGTCGGCGTCGTTGCGCGCTGCGAGCTCGCCGCGGCGTTTCGCGTCGTACTCCTCGCGCTCCTGGCTCACCGAGCCCCCAGGCCCTGCAGCATCGAGTTCAGCGCGGAGGGCGATTCGAGCTGGGTGTCAGCGAGCGTCTTCGCCGTCTCGGCGCCTTGCTGGGCGGCCGCCATCGCCTGCGCCTGGGCCTGAAGCTTCTCGCGCGCAGCGCGGATGGCCTTCACCGCCTCGTCCGTCTTGATGACAGCGGGAGGCACGCCGAGGCTGTCGGCGTACTCGTCGATGAGCTGGTCCCAGTCGAGCTTGTCCAGCACGTCGCCCTTGCTTGCGGCGAGCTGCAGCACGAAGCCGGCGAGCCGCCCCAGTCCAGTGACGGAGAGGAGCTTCTGCGCGGCCGCCATGATGGAGATGTACTCGGGCTTCAGGTCCTGCCCCTGGAGCTCCTCCGGCGGGTTGGGAGGCAACATGCCCAGGGCGTCCGCGATGTCGTAGAGGAGGTCGAGGAGTGGATCGAGCGCCTCGTCGTTGAGCCCTTCGAGTACTGCGCCGAGCTGCTGCAGCTTCTCCTCGCGCCGCCCGTCAACTTCGGTGGCCGTCATGGTGCCGGACTGCTCGAGAAGCATGAGCCACAGGTGCGCGAAGAAGGCGCGCTTGACGCGCTCTTCAATGCGCTCGATGCGTGCCTCGAAGACGGTGATGGCCGCCGTGTCGATTTGCACCGCGGGGCGGAGCGCCTGGTTGGCACCCAACCCGTCGACGTAGCTCACCTCGCCGGGCAGCAGCGTCACCGCGCTGTTCTTCGCGCCCGTCGGCGCCGACATGGGCGGGCTGACGATTTTGTCGGCCGCCTGGTCCGCCCTCTTCTCGAGGTGCTGCAGTGCGCGGCAGTCGCCGAGAGCGTCATGGCCCGGCCCGGTGCCGTACACGTCGTCGCCGTTGCGGCTCCACCGCGGGGCCACGACCGGAAACCGCGAGTACCCGGCCTCGCGGAGGAAGACTTCATCGGACGCGTCGGCCGAGGACTTCTCCCACCAGTCGCTGCACCACTTCTTGCCGCGCTGGCCGAAGCGCCCCTCCTCGTAGTCGTCGTTCGGGTAGATGGCGTGCACGACGTCGATGCGCTTGTCGACGTCGCCCTTGTCGTACATGTCGCGCACGGCGGTGCTGCAGCGCTCCCTGCCGAACAGCTTCACCATCGAGCCGACGGTGAGGGGCACGTCACGGAAGATGGTGTCCACGTTGCCGCGCGGCGAATTCGCGAGGCAGTAGCTGCCCATCGTGAAGACGTACGCGCGCGCACCATCCTCGGCGTCGAGCTCGACGTGCATGGCGACGGTGCCGAAGGTGCCGAAGTCGTCGTAGAGCTGGTGCAGCCCGCTGTAGATGTTGCTGCGCGCGGCCAACAGCGAGAGCGAGCGGTCCACCGCGGTGAGGTGCGATTTCACGGCGGGCAGGTCCGACATCGCCGGGTCCGGGTACGTGAGGCGGAACCACGGCCGCGACGGGCTGGTGATGCCCGTCATCATGCCGCTCGCCAGCGTGCGGCGCGCCTCGATGGGCGTGAAGTTGATGATTTTGCGCTGCTTGCTGCGGTCTGCGCGGTTGGCCTCGGTGTTCGACTCGCGGAAGCCGCGGGGCCGCATCTGCTCGGCGATGAGCCGCCACTCCTCGAGCCAGCTAGAGCGCTCAGCCACGAGCGCTTCGTGGCGCTGTCGCAAGCGGTGCAGTTTCTTCAACTTCTCGGCGCGCGGCGCATTCGTCTCGTCAACCATCGCTCACCTCACTCCGAGTACAGCGCTTGACCGAGAATCGAGTTGCGCGAGCTGCCGGCGCGCGCACGACGGACGCGGCCTGAAGTGACGTCGCGCAGCGCGATGTCGGCGGTGTCGAGCGGCTGCGGCTCGAGCGGGCCGAGCTCGGCGCGCTTGCGGCGAATCAGCTCCTCGAGGCCAAGGCCTGGCTCGGCCGAGTCGCCGTTGTGCTTGATGGTGGCGAGCGCGTTGGCGCTGGGGATTCCTCCGGACATGTCACTCCTCCGCGTAGGGGTCGTAGTCAGCGGCCTTGCCCGTCTTGGACTGCAGCTGCTCGCGCAGGTCGCGCGGTGCGACGGGTTGGGCGAACGTGAGGCCGAGCGCATCGGCGATGTCGGGCGACACGCCCGTGCGCTTCTTCACTTCGGCCTTCTTCTCGAGCTGCAGCTTGTTGTTCTCGTCGAACTTGTACGTGGGCGTCGTCAGCTCGGCCTGCAGCTCCGGCATGTTGGGCAACGCACCGCGGTGCTTCACCCAGTCGGCCATGCGCCACCACATGCCGGCGCGACGGTTGCGGAACTTCGCTTCGTAGTCGGCCGCACCGAAGTCGACGCCGATGGCTGGGTACCCGAGCTGCAGCAGACGGTCGAGCACGCCGGCGCCGAAGGTGGCCTGGTCGATGAAGAGCGCGTCGGGCTGCTGCTGGTCGAAGACCTGCGACACCTCGCCAGCGACGGCCATCGTGTCGAGGTTGCGACGGATGCGCGGGGCGAAGGCCACCGGGCCCTGGCGAAGCAGGATGACGGTTCGGTCGTCACCGAAGCGAGCGACGTCGACGCCGAGCACCTTCACCTCGCGCTTCCAAACCGCCGGCGGGTACCTGCGCTTCATCGCGCCGCTGACGTCGTCGGGACCCAGGAGCGTGTTGGCCGAGCTCGGCGGGAAGCGGCCGAACACGTTGACCAGCACCCACGCGTTGTCGCGCCCGTACTTCTGAATCTGCTCGCGGGCCCACTGCACTGAGACGCGCGGTGCGCGGTTCGGGTCGTCCGGGTCCCCGGTGATCTCGAAGACCTTCCACAGCGCACGCTCCGCGGTGCACGCGCGCCAGAGCGGTCCGGTGAGGTGCGTCGGGTTGCCGGCCTGAATGAGGATGGCCTCGCGCCCCTGCACCGGGTCAGCGTTGGCCAGGCCCGCTTCGGCGGCCGCCATGACAGCGTCGGGAATGCCACCCGACTCGTCGAGGACGAACATCACGTTGTCGGCGTGGACGCCGGCGAGCGTGTCGGCCTGCTGCGCGGAGTCGCCTGACTTCGGCCACGTGCGCGCCGACATCCACCAGGTGTCGGGATGATCGTTCGCGAAGATGCGCTGGGCGCCCCAGGTGAAGAGCGCCTTGAGCAGCTCGCTGCGCTGCTGCCACTTCGACAGCTCGGTCCAGAGGCCGTCCTTCAGGTTGTCGCCGGTGATGCTGGTGGCGACGATCTTCGGGTGGCTCCGCGTGGTGCCGAACCACCACATCAACCACGACAGCACGGTCGACTTGCCCGGGCCCTTCGAGGCCTTGAGCGCGATGCGCACGGCCTCGGCCGCGCACCTCGAGGCGGCCTCCAGCACCTGGTCCTGCCAGAGATCTGGCTCGGCGTGCAGCACCTGGCGCACGAAGAGGTTGGGCGACGCGCGCCACCGCCGCATCGACTCGACGGCCGTCATGCGCCCTCGGGTTTCTTCGCGGCCGACTCGACGAGCTGCTCAAGCGTCAGCTTGCCGGTGACGAGCACCTTCTCGGTGAAGTCGGCCTCGCTGCGGCCAAGCAGCTCCGACGCGCGCAGGCGATCCGCATTGCTTGCCGACTCACTCAGCATCAGGCGAGTCCAGAACTCCTGTCGCTCGATGCGGCTGGCGACGAGGGCCTGTAGCTCCGTCTTGCTTCGCGCGCGGATGGCCTCGCGAACTTCAGGCTTCCTCAGGTTTTCGTAACCGACCTGCGCCAGCGTCGCGTCATTGCCGGCGTACCCGGCCTTTCGCGCTGCGTCGGTCGCGTTCCCCGTGAAGGCGTCGACGAACTTCTGCTGTTTCGCGGTGAGCGCCACACAGCCAGAGTCGCTATTTGCCGGGAGCCTTCGGCGCGGACCGACCCTTCAGACCCTTGTACCGGTCGACGGCGTACATCAGCCGAGTGAACCAGTTTCGGAACGCCCGCTCGTCGTCGGGCAGCTCGGCGCACTGCAGGGCCACCTCGACGACTGCCAGGCGCGGGTGCGCTTTTCGAGCAAGTCCTTCGTGAAACGGGGTCTCGAACGACAGGCCGTGCTTCTTCCGGTACCGATGCCCGCTGCAGAGTCCCCCGCCAGCTGGGCGCCCAGCCTTCAGCTCCTCGAGCCGCTCACAGTCT